TTTAATGATGACGACATAAACACACTGTTGGCTGGAGCTAATTACCAGCAGCAAGTCGGGTAATTATTCGGGTTATCACAACAAGATCCCAGGGCACATCTTTTTCCCTGGGTTTTTTCTTCGTAGTAAGGTGAATAATTGTTCGAGTTATGATAGCTGAAAGCTGACCCCAGACAATTGTTCGAGTTATGGAGTCTTCTGCTGGGCGACTTACGACCCGAATAATTGTTCGACTTAATGCCCGGCGATTATGAACGCCAACTTAATTAGATATTGTGCTTGACTTATGTAATGGTTGCATATAATATATACATATCAACAACAATAAGGTAATTACAATGAAACAACAAAAATATAAGATTAGAGTAAGGGCAGACTTTTCTGAGATTATGGAAGTCGAGGCTGCAAATTTTGAAGAAGCAGAAGTAAAGGCTTCTCAAAAGTTCCTTGATGAGTTCGATCCGTCTACTATGTCCATGTCTAGCTTGGACACAGAGGAGTGGAAGGAATAATGGAAATCAAATGTAATAAAAAGCAAGCTAATTGGTTGAAGTTTATTCTTGACAAAGGTTTAGATGCTTACGATTTGGGAGATAAAAAACTCACTAAGAAAAATTTTGATTACTATATGGGTATTGATAATCCAGAAGATATTAAAGCCTTTAGAGAAATTGTTAGAACAATATATGGGTTGAAATAATGAACTGTGATATCTGTAACAAAATAGAGCATGAGCGATCCATTCAAGAACAATGTGGTTTCTATCTATGTGTTTCTTGTAGTGGTTCTTGGTCTGATGAAGAACTAAAAGAAGTAATAAAAGTAATGGATACTACTGCGACAGAAATAAGGGGTGCAAGAAATGTTTAATTTAACACCGAAGGAAATGTTTTGGGAGGTAGTCGGGATGATTTGTGTCGGTTCGGTGATAGTCGGGGCGATTTGGTGCTTGTCTTTACTAAGTCCGTAATCTTCTTAATAACCTTTATTTATATATTAGCATATTTTTAAGCCCTCAACCGAGGGCTTTTTTTTTGCCTTGCTGCAAGCTGGCGTTTTTTTAAGCCGAAAAATTGTTCGGGTTACGAGCTTGTCTTCCTGGTTGGTCCAGGAACCGGGTGCTGTACCAAGGACCTAGCTCTATATAACCTGAATAATTGTTCGACTTATCATGCAGGAAATCCCAGCTGGCAATAGCAGCTGCAACCCGGTAACTTTATAACTCGAATAATTGTTCGACTTACAACCAAGATCTCACCAGGGCACAGGAAAATCGGGTCGGGGTCGGGATTTCGGGTCGGGCTTCGGGTTTCGGGTCGGGATATATTTTACTGCAGCCCAACGCCAACATTATATAACACGAATAAATCAAGGAAAAAATTGAAATAAATCGAATAATTCTTCAAATTATACTTGCAATCATTACATATTTTTGATAATTAAATATATGTAGACATATAAAAATATATGTTTAGAACAAAAGAAGAACAACAAAAAGGTTAAAAAAATGACAAAATTATATCCACAAGGTTTTGAAATAGAATTTCAAGTTAAATATAACAATGGCCGTTATATGCCACATACTCAATCCAATAAGGAAAAATTATGGAACGCCATAGGAGAATATAAAAATTCTGTTTGCGTGAAATATGATGGTACAACATCATCAATTCCAGTTTGGGAACTAGTCTTTTCACCATTGGCACAATGTTTTGAAACATGGGAATTTATCAACAACGTATTGCATAATCTTAGAACTAATATTGATGGTGTGAGTGTAACACTTACCACAGATGTAGGATTGCATTGCCACATATCACATAGGCCATTAAAAGATGATGTTTTGGCATGGGATTTCAACAAGGTTTCCTTAGATAATTGGTTTCACAACAACGATGAAAATTACAGTGGTAGACGTAAAGTATTGGATTTATATGCAAGTGACACAGTGGATTTGAAAGTTATCAAATACATTATGGTAGGAATGAAAAAAGAAGAAAACAAGATGAATAGAATGTTTCCACCATCAAGAACCAATAATAGATGGTGTAGACCTATTCAGAGTGGTGTGGAATTTGCTAGTACTGACACCATTAATGATTTAGCAAGGTATACAAGGGCAAATATTCGCAATGGTAGTGGTTATAGTGACAAGTATTGTGTATTGAACCTTAGAAATTACTCCAATGGTACAATAGAATTTCGTCAACATGGTGGCACATTAAATGCAACTAAGGTTAGAAGATGGGGCGAATTTATCCACAACCTAATGACAACGGCAATATCAAAATTCGTTGCCAATGGTACAAGAGCAATTTTTTTACCTAATAAACTATTTAGAAATTCACCAATTAATGAAACGTGGAATATGTTACTAAATGGTGACGTGGTAACAATTCGTGAAATTATGACACAAGGTAACATTTCAAGAGAGAGAGCAACGGCACGAATAAGTGAAATTAGAAAAAGATTAAAAAGAAATTATGGTCACTTGATTGGCAATGCCAATGCTTTTAACTTGGTGGATTTAAGAACTACACAACACATGGGTTTTGATTATGGTGATGGTGTTGATAATTGTGCATACGAATTAAGGAATAATCAAATTCATGTACCAAGTGATGAATTAGAATTAGAACCAAACAATGTATACGATCTATTTGAGAATTTGCCACAAGATCAATTAGAATGGTGGCAAAATAGATTACGATAATATCGTAATCACTTTTTAACCTTTAAACTTTGGGTGGCATTTGCCACCCTTTTTTTTTAAGGTACCCTAGACTACATTTATAAAAATCGGTTCGGTATTTTACAAAATCGAATACCCCCTATTTATAAAAAGAATGTTGGCACATTCTTTACAGTGTTTTTCACAAACAATCACCCAACACTTGACAATGGGTGTAATGATTGCATATAGTACCTTAAAGACAAAGAAAGGACATAAAATGAGATTACGATTAAAATTTGGAGATACTGACAAGGTGTTTCAGGCAGATTCTGCTTCTGATTTTATCAGAACGGTGCAGGAAACGTCTTTTATACCCGGTGAGGGAGAGGGTTTTCGTAAACAGTTGGCTATGGCAGCGTCTTTGGACAGAGTGACTTGTGTAGAGAGTTTCAGGTTCCATAGTGACGAGGTATTGATGGAGGATTTCATCAAGGCTGGTTTTTTAGAGATATGTGATGCTGAGGCACGTTGATTTATGTAGTGGTATTGGTGGTTTTGCGTTAGGTTTTGAGTGGGCGGAACTGTCATATCCGATATTATTTTGTGATATTGAGCCTTGGTCGAGGAAGGTATTGAAGAAACATTGGCCTCATGTGCCTATTTGCGAAGATGTAAAGGAGATTGCGAATGAACCAGATGAATTTATTTCAGGACACATTGACATCCTCACTGCAGGATACCCATGTCAGCCCTTCAGTCTTGCCGGGAAGCGAAGAGGCGAAGAAGATGACAGACATATCTGGCCGTACATTTTTTCCATTATTCAAAAAAAGCGACCTTCTTGGACCGTTTTTGAGAATGTGTATGGGCACATCACTATGGGCCTCGATACAGTGCTTACTGACTTGGAGAGTGAAGGATACGCCACAAGGACGTTTATTATTCCAGCTTGTGCCGTTGGTGCTCCCCACAAAAGAGATAGACTCTGGATCATCTCACACACAGACAGAAGAGTTGGAGATGTTTCTGACTCCGAATACGATGGACGCATTGCCTCCGAGAAGCCCAGAGGCGTTAAAGAAGCAGTACGACAAGAATCGGAAGGGGAGAACTACTCACTCGACTTTGAGGGAGCAGGTGATTTATCCAGAGCCGAGTCAGATGTGGCCGACACCGACAACAATGGACATAAAGGCAGGTTCAGAGAGTTTGAAACACGCAACGAAAATGTTGCAGGGAAAAACTCACAGAGCGTCAGGTCAGCCAATACAGACAACTCTTTCAGACAAAGTAATGATGGAGGAGATAAAAAAGAAGCCAGAGTTGATGGAGTTGTATCAGGATCATCAGATGGAGGAGCGTCCGTACTTGCCAAAACAACAGGAGTTCGTGGAGTATCTCAGGTCACAGACAACCATAAAGGAGTTGGTAGCCAAGACGGATATCAAAAAAACTACGATAGAGCATTGGTTCAGGAAGGACAAGGCAGGGTTCAGTCATCCGAGTATATCGGATTGGGTAAAGATCAAGCCACATTTGAAAACAATCAAATTCGATCAGGAGATGACAACAATTCAGAACAAGGAATGGGAAAACAAAACTTTTTGGCCGACACCCACAACGAAGGGGTACGGTCATGGGAGCGAGGGTCAGTATCAGAACTTGTACAAAAAGATGATGCAGGGAATAATCACCAAGGAGGAGTTGGAGATTATGACGGCAACAAAGATGGAAAACCACAGATCATATGCGAAAATGAAACGATTGTGGACAACGCCAACGGCAAGGGATTGGAAGGGGTCAACGATGACACCAAATCATCCAGAGGGGTTCAACAGAAGTCTGGCAAACGATGTAAAGTTGTGGCCGACTCCAGCGGCAGCGAACAGCAAGGGGGCGGTAAAGGCTCGTTTTATGGGGAGCGACCAGTATCGCGGGAACTTAGACGAAGCCGTGAGAACTCACAAGGGGGATGGGCAGTTGAACCCTCAATGGGTCGAGTGGCTCATGGGGTACCCGGAAGGGTGGACCGACTTAGAGGATTAGGGAACGCAATAGTGCCCCAAATTTCATATAAAATTGGCGTTTGTATAAAGGAGATGGCAAATGAAGGATCGTAAATTTAGTGATTTAGACGCAAAAACATTATTTGAGGCTCGTAAGGGTCGTGGTTTGACGCAGAAGGATATGTCAGAACTCTTAGGAGTGAGTATGAGGATGTACAATTACTACGAAAGTGGTGAAAAACCCATTCCTGTGGTAGTTGCTCGTGCTTTAGGTAGCGAAAGTAACGTAAAAGTTGGTAAAGATACCATAGATTCCGTAGGTTCTACGTTAACTGGCTTTGATGTTGATCGTATTAGGCGTTTGAAGGGGTCTATTGACGATGTTTTGTCTGTTGGTAGCGTAGATGGAGATCATTTGGAGCGTATTTTGAAGCAAAGTTCTAGCGAACTAGAAAAAGTGTTGTCAAATACATCTGTTTAAATTACACTGCTTTTTAAAATTTATAAAAAGGTGGTGCAGTAATGAACAATCCTATAGGTCGTATGCCGAATCCTATGGCAGTTCCCCAAATTCCCCCAATGGGGGCAAATCCAACTGCTCAGAATCCGTCTGCAATGCCTCTGCCTGTGGTAAATCAACCAAAAGTTGATATGCAGACAATGGGAACGACAGCCAGCCAAAGGAAAAGGTTTAACGATTTGATGGAGAGTTTGTCTGCACCCCGACAAAAATCTGAAGATCTACCTAATGTTCAAGGTTTGCATTATGGTGGTATGGCAGGGGGTTTTGGTATGCCCATGATGCCTATGATGAACCCTTATATGGGCATGGGTATGGGAATGGGCATGGGTGGTATGGGTATGAATCCATATTCTATGGCGTATCCTTCTTATTCTCCTGGTTTTGGAACGACTCCGACAGCACCTACAACACCCACAACACCTACGGATACGAATCAAAATCCTTTTGGTAGTACGTTAACACCTAGACAAGAGCCAGTACCCACATATGGGAATATGGATAGTGGAACTTTTCCAGATGCGTCAGGTAATGCTCTGATTAATAACCCTTCTATGGGAGAGTCTCCAGCAATGGATGCACCTGTAGACCCATCTGATATGCCAATGTTTCAACCAATTGACTTTAATAAACAACCTACGACACCTCCATCTAAATATGGGGTATATGGTCCTGACCAGCTTGGGGCTTTTGTAGAAGATATGATAAAAAAAGGAAATTTTAATAATACTTCTGTGGGGCAACCAATAACTGATATGCAAGACCGTATTGATTTAATGGATCGTTTTCAGATTCCAGGTGTAGGTATGAGGGAAGACCAACAATATAGACCTGCAGTGATAGATCCAAACAGTCCTGAAGAAATAGAAAAAAGAAATAAATTAATGGATTATTTAGGTAGTTTAGGAACTGTTCCTATGAATAATTTTCAAGGATATGAAAGAGGTGGTGATGTGCAATACTTAAAAGGTGGTGGCCCTACAATGCCGAGTGGTAAGTACAGTTATTCTAAAGATTTAGATGAGAAGATAGCTAAACTTATAGGTGGTGCGATAACAACACCTGAAGAAGAAAGATTTAAATCTCCTCCTAAGATGGGAATGTTAAAACCTCCTATGTATGAGGGTGATGTAGGTAGACAAAGACTTCCAGAGATGGGTTCTCGTTACAACAATCCTTTAGAAGGACAATATCATGGGAGAGAAGTATTAAGTCCAGTCTTTCCGACTACTAGATATGCTGCAAGTGAATTAGGTCATACGATGGAAAAAGATCATTATTTTGATGCTTTAAAAGATCAATTATACACTGGTGTAAATGTTAGGAAGGATAGAATGTATTTTGATCCTGATACATATCAGGAATTTTATGGTGATCCTACTCAAGTAGCTGAAAAGAGTCGCAGAAGTAATTTTCCACAACAACAAAAATTAGATGCAATGAGACCTTTAAATATAGGAGGTTTACAAAATTTTCAATCTGATATGATGCCTCCAGTTTTGGGTAAACCTGAATCAGGATCAATAGGTCCTATGTATGGTTTTGATAATTATGCACCTATTGATGAGCTTGGTGTTCAAAACATTCCTGCAGAAACTACGTTTGAAGATGATTTTTCTTTATTAGAGCGTCTTGGTTATAATGTAAAAGATCTTCTTTCTGGCATAGGCTTCGCCAATGGTGGCTCTGTTCAGTATTTAAGGGGTGGTGGTCCAACTAAACTTGATACAAGCACTAATGAAGATACGACAATACCTAAATTCTTTTCTAATATAAGTAATATGATTAAGAATTTAATTAGTCCTGTTAATAAAGCGAAAAGTGTTGACACAGGGTACGGAGACTTGAGTGATCCTAAGAGTGCTTTTCCTGGTTCTGATTTGAATTATCACGATCATTTAAGTAATTTGGCTAAAGAACAATCTAACTTGGAAATACCTACTTTAGAGAAAATTGAAAAAGAAACTAAATTTCCTGAACAAAATGTTCGATTAAATATGCCGAGGCAAAATTTAATATCTCCTGCAGTAAAAATCCCAGATATTTCAACTGCATCAGGTATAAATGATGTTACACCTCCTGAGTATGAGAAGGCCAAACTTATGAAACCGTTTGATACTTATAATCCTTATTTATCAACAAATTATATGCCTAACCAAGAAAAATATCCAAATTTACCTAAAGGTATGGGTCCTTCTGATTTTGAGTTTGATGATTTTGATATTAGTATAGGAACTCCTCCTTCAAAAGATTTTGTTGCTAATTTAGCTCCTGCCTCACAATATTTACAATCACAAAAGCCATTTATGCCAATAACGTCTGCTCAAATGCCTCAAGCAAATCCTTTAGATCCAATGACACCTGTGGGTGTACAAGATCCAAGTGAAATACAGAAAGATTTTGTTGCTAATTTGGTTCCTGCTCCACAATATTTGCCAAAAGATAAATCTTTAACTCTACCCACTCCTCCAGATAGACCAAAAAATATTTCTCAAATAGCAGAAAATATTGCTGCTCAATCAGGTCAACAAGGTCAACAAGGTTTTGGCATAGGTCAGTTCTTACCGTTAATTTTAGGGATGTTTAATCCTAAACTTGGTATGGCATTAGGCATTATGCAAGCTATGGGCGGTAAAGGTGAAGGTGAAGGTCTTTTGGGCGGTATCTTACCTAACTTAGCGAAAACTCTGGGTATTGGTGATACAGAAAGAACTTTTGGAGATTATACTTTTAGATCGTTAGAAGATCCTAAAAGTGGAGAATCTGCTGGAATGACACCAGAAGAAAGAAGAGAGCTTTTTCTTAAAAACCAAGCCTCAAATGAGAGAAATCGTGCTGGAAGAGAGATGCAAGAAAACATAGATGCGATAACAAAGCCGACTGTTCCAGACCCTATTTTAGGTGAGGATGGATCATACAGTTGTCCGTTACCATATGTATATGACCCGAACACAAAGATGTGTGTAATGATGGAGGCAGGTCTTGGTGGTCAAGGTGCTGCAGCGAATGAAACCGAAGCACCTGCAGGTATGCAGATGGGCGGTCAGGTAAGTCCTAGTTTAAATAACGCTGTGGATAATTTCTTACAAGCATTAGCGTAATGTATGAAAGATCTTCCTAATATAGAAGGTTTAGAGGATTACCTTACAGACGATGAGTTAACTAAACTTGCTCCTATGTTGGAGCGTCTCTCTACTTTAGATAATAGGCAGAAAAAGCACGATAACTTTCTTAATTTTGTAAAGACTGTGTGGCCTCAATTTATTCAGGGGTCACATCACAAGATTTATGCACAGAAGTTGCAAGATGTAGCAGATGGTAAAATTAAGCGTTTGATTATTAATATGCCTCCTAGACATACAAAGTCAGAATTTGCGTCTTATTTGTTTCCAGCGTGGCTTATGGGTAGAGATCCATCAAAAAAGATTATTCAGGCAACGCACACGGCAGAATTAGCTGTGGGTTTTGGTAGAAAAGTTAAAAACCTTATTGATAGCGAGGATTTTAGAGATGTTTTTCCAAATGTTAAATTGGCGACAGACGCAAAAGCGAGTGGAAGATGGTCAACTTCAGGCGGTGGAGAGTATTATGCTGTGGGGGTTGGTGGTGCTCTTGCTGGTCGTGGTGCTGACCTTTGTATTATTGATGACCCTGTATCTGAGCAAGATGCACTAAGTCCTACGGCTTTAGATCATATTTATGAATGGTATACGTCTGGACCGAGACAAAGACTTCAACCAGGTGGAGCCTTAATAATTGTTATGACACGATGGAGTATTCGTGATTTAACGGCAAAAGTGTTGCATAAACAGAGCGAAACAGGAGCAGATAAGTGGGATGTTGTGGAGTTTCCTGCAATCATGCCTTCTGGTAAACCATTATGGCCTGAGTTCTGGAGTTTAAAAGAACTTGAGGGTGTAAAAGCTTCTATTCCTGTATCAAAGTGGAACTCTCAATATATGCAGAACCCAACTGCTGAAGAGGGTGCTATTATTAAGCGAGAATGGTGGCAAATATGGGAAAAATTAGACCCTCCTAATTGTGATTACATTATTCAAAGTTACGATACGGCATTTAGTAAGTCTGATAGGGCTGATTATAGTGCTATTACGACTTGGGGTATATTTCAACCTGAAGAAGGTGGGGCAGATGCAATTATCTTGTTAGATGCTGTGAGAGGACGGTTGGATTTTCCAGAATTAAAGAATATTGCCTATGAATTGCACGATAAATACGAACCAGATATGATTTTAATAGAGCAAAAAGCGAGTGGTATGCCCTTGTCGCAAGAGCTTATTCGTATGGGTATTCCTGTTACTCCATTCACTCCAAGTAGGGGTGCGGATAAGTTTACGAGAATGAATGCTTGCTCTCCAGTGTTCGAAAGTGGTATGGTATGGTGTCCTGACACCAAATTTGCAGAAGAGGTGGTCGAAGAATGTGCTGCTTTTCCAAATGGTGAACATGATGACTTGGCAGATAGCATGACTCAGGCTATACTGCGATTTAGACAAGGGGGTTTTATCATAACTCCAGATGACTATGACGAGGATGAAGATAGGCAGTGGCGAAGTAAAAAAGAGTATTATTAAAGGAGATTAATATGAGTAAATTAGTGGGCGGTCAGAAAAAACTTGATAAGAACAAAGATGGTAAAATATCTGGTGCAGACTTTAAAATGATGAATAATGGTGGAGAAGTTAAGTCTGAAGCCGAATCTAAAGGACATTCTCGTGGTGGTAAAGCCGCCATTGCAGGTACAAAGTTTGTAGGTGTTAGGTAATAATGGACGGAATTGGTTCATATGGGTTGGGGCAGTTAGGTGCTCTCCCTTTTTCCTCCCTAGAAAGGGATGAAGCTCTACCTGCTCCAACACCAGAGAAAGCAATGAGTAGAGCATTGAGTGGTAAAGAGGGAGATGTGCCTGATGAATATTTTGTTGCATTAGCAAAAGCTAACAAGGCGAAAAGCAAAACTGCTAAAGATTACTATATGCAAGAGGCTCAAAAAGTATTAAATAAAGATTTATTTTCTTCTAGTATGGGGATGTTTGGATAATGGCAGTTGAAACAGGAACAGGGGCTGGTGGTAATGTCGATGGTGTATCTCCAGAACTTGAACAGGCAGAGATAGACCTGATTGAGTTTGATAAAGAAAAAGACATTACAGAGTTTGATGATGGCACTGCTATCATAGGTGAGTTTGAAGAACAAACCGAAATGATGCAACAGCCAATGGATTTTAACGCTAATATAGCTGATTTTGTTGATGAAAGTGTTTTAGGACCTATATCCAATGATCTTATTGGTGATATAGATGATGATATATCCTCTCGTAAAGAGTGGGAAGATAACTACAAGGATGGCTTGTCTTTTCTAGGTATGAAGCCAGAAGAGAGGTCACAACCATTTGAAGGAGCTTCTGGAGTAGTGCATCCATTGCTTGCAGAGTCTGTAACACAGTTTCAAGCACAAGCTTATCGTGAGATGTTACCTGCAGGTGGTCCTGTTCGTACACAGGTTATAGGTGCTGATAATCCTATGCTTTCTGCACAAGCAGAACGTATTAAAGAGTACATGAATTACCAAATTACCTACGAGATGGAGGAGTATGACCCTGAATTAGACCAGATGTTGTTCTATCTACCGATTGTGGGTTCTACGTTTAAAAAAGTTTACTTTGATCCGTTGTTACAAAGAGCCGTAAGCAAGTTTGTCTATGCTGAAGACTTGGTTGTTCCTTATGCTGCAACTGATTTGCTTACAAGCCCTAGAATAACACACATTATTCGTATGAGTGAGAATGAAGTACGAAAGATGCAGATTGCAGGGTTCTATCGTGATCTTGAATTGCCGTCTACTGGATCTATTAGCAATTTATCCCAAGTCCAAGAAACAGTAGACGACATACAGGGTGTAGGCCCATCGAGCATAAACGAAGAATTGACGATATATGAAGTCCATACAAACCTTGATATTGAGGGGTTTGAAGATATGGGTGCAGATGGACAACCATCAGGTTTGAAACTGCCATATATCGTTACAATTCTAAAAGAAACAAGTGAAGTATTAGCTATTCGTAGAAACTATGACGAAAATGACATATTAAGAAAACAAAAGCAGTATTTCATACATTACAAATTTCTTCCTGGTCTTGGATTTTATGGATTTGGTCTTACTCATATGATTGGAGGTCTTGCCCAAGCTTCTACATCATTACTACGACAACTTATTGATGCAGGTACTCTCTCCAATCTCCCTGCAGGTTTTAAGTCTCGTGGTGCTCGTATTCGTGATGAGGACAATCCAATCCAGCCAGGAGAATTTAGAGATATAGATGCAATAGGTGGTGATATTAGGGGTTCCTTAATGCCATTGCCTTTCAAAGAACCTTCAGGAACTTTGTATAATCTTTTAGGTACTCTAGTTGATGCAGGTAGACGTTTTGCTTCAATGGCAGACATGAAAGTTGCGGAGATGGGCGGTGAAATGCCTGTAGGAACAACTATGGCTATTATGGAGCGTGGCACAAAAGTTATGTCTGCGATACATAAACGTCTGCATTATTCACAAAAGATAGAATTTAAACTGTTATCTAGAATATTCTCAGAAAACCCTACACCATATCCTTATATGGCTGCAGGAGGTCCACCTGAAATAAAAGCACAAGACTTTGATAACAGAATTGATGTATTGCCAGTTAGCGACCCCAACATATTCTCTATGTCACAGAGGATTTCACTTGCACAGACACAATTACAACTTGTGCAGTCAAACCCACAGATACATGGTGGTCCACAAGGTTTATATCAGGCATATCGTAAAATGTACGAGGCTCTTGGTGTTGGTAATATTGAAGCTATACTACCGCCCCCTCCACAACCTATGCCAATGAACCCTGCAAAGGAGAATCAAGCGTTTTTAACAGGAGGAATGGCACAAGCATTTCCACAACAAGATCATCAGGCTCATATTAAGGCTCACCTAGCCATAATGTCTACTCCTGTAGTCCAAGCTAACATGAATGTCATTTCAGCCTTACAAGGGCATATTCAAGAGCATATAGCCTTATTCTCAGAACAACAGGCTCAAGAGGAGATTATGGCAAATTTACCACCTGAAGCACAACAAATGATGCAGACAAACCCTGAGTTCCAAGCAAAGATACAAGAGCAAGTTCAGAACATGGCTTCAAGTTTGGCTGCAGAGATGATAGAGCAGTATGCTCAGAGTGTTACACCTGAGAAGTCAGAAGATCCACTTGTGACGATTAGGAAGCAGGAATTAGCATTGAAAGGTGCTGATATTGAGAGAAAGAAAGAAGAATTTGATAGATCTCAAGAACTTGACAGAGAGAAAGAAAGAAACGATGCTCTCGTACAGCAACAACGAATTGATATTTCAGAGGAAGCTCTGCAAGATAAAACTCGTATTGCAGAAGATAGAATACAAACGCAGCGTGATATTGCTGCAATGAATAACTTATCAAGGAGGCAATAATGTCATCATCAGTCTATGAAAAAATCGCTAAACAAATGAAAGAAGCGAAAGTTATGCGTAGAGAAGCTATAAATAAAGCGAAAGAAGTTGCGGAAACCGTTATGGTTCGTGCAAGAACTGCCGCTGGTCATTATGTAGCTGATAATCCAGATACGCCTGAAAATGAAGCTTGGGAAGAAAAGCCTAAAGTTGAAGTTAAGAAAAAAATAACAAAGAAAGCTAAGAAGAAGAGTTGACAAAGCCAACAGTAAATTCTCTTAACCAAGAGATTCATTCTCTTGATTCACGCACTACTCGCCTCGAAACTGAAGCCAATATTCAGTTTAAGGACATTTACAATCGTTTTCGGAGGATTGAAAATATCCTTATTAGTGCTTTTGGTGCTACTTTTCTTTTACTCATAACA